CGGAACACCAGGGTGTCAGTCGAATTCTGCGGCATCTCGCGCTGAGTACCGAAGTCGCCAAGGACGGTGATGGGCTGGGCGTGCTCAAGCATGCCTTGCGCGGCGCGGATCAAATTCCGCGATGCGACGGTGCCGTAATTTTGAATAGCCATTTTGAAAGTTCCTTACAAAAAAGAGAGGGTTAGTAGCCGCGTTTTGCGAGTTGTTCCTCGCGCTTCTTGGCCTCGTAGTTCCACAGTTCCTCCGGCGACATGTCGTCCATGGTTTTGGGCGGCGGTGTCTGTCCGGGTCGAGTCGTCGCAGCCGCAGCGAGACGTGCTCCGCGCTCTTGCTTGATCTCCGTTGCCGGTTTTGCTTTCAAGGCATGGAACGCGTCCAGCATCTTGATTGCATCCTTGGCAGCCGAGCTGTCGGCCAAGGCTTTCACCTCGTCAGACTGGATCGCAAACCACTGCGCGAATTCCGGTGTGTTCACGGTATCGCGCCAGTTTTCGTACCGGCCTTCGACTCGGGCTTCTTCAATGGCAGTTTTCATGTGCTCGCGTTCTGCGGCAAGCTGTTGCTGCACGTAGTCCACGACTTGCATCGCTTGTACGCCGCTTTGCATACCGCTGAGCTTTGAGCCCACGTACTCTTCCATCGCTCCCGCCCACTCGGGAAAATCTTGCTTGAGCTGCTCCCACTTCTCGGGGTTCTTGGCGGCGGCAGCCATTTGTCCCTGGCTGGGCGCGGCATCGACCGAAGTCGCTGCTTGGCGTCCCTGCTGGAACTCACGCTGCATCGCAGCCACGCGACCCTCGGCAGTCTTTACGTGGTGCAGCAATTGAGCATTTGCCTGCTCCAGTTGGGTGATCTTGCCAAGGGCAAGTTTCACTTCTTCCGGGAGTCCGGCCAGTGGATCGGCGGCCTGTTCCTGGGTTGATGCGTCGCTTGAAGCGGGGGTTTCCTGCGGCGGTGTATCCGGCACAGATGCTTGAGTCTCAAACGCGGGTGTTTGATCACCGGCATCGAGCTTTTGAGCTTCCTCGTTCCAAAGTTGTTGCGCCTCTTCCTGAGACAGTTCGTTTTCTTCCACAGTGCTCTCCAATAAAAAAGCCGCCCAAAGGCGGCCTACTCACACGGCCAAGGGGGACTATTCGTCCGGCTCGGCCACCACACCCCGAGTTGCCTCATTCGGCAAGTCGAGAAATCGTTTGAGCATTTTGATTTCGCCCCGCAGTGACGCCGTGTCGGTGAGAGAAAGACCGACTGCGTCATTTTTGACACGCGCACGCTGAAGCTCTGTTTCAGCCCATCGACGTATCTGGTGCCAGGTTGCGGAAGTGAAATCGTTCATGCCATCAAAAAAGCCAGGTCATTGCCTGGCTATGTATTTTTTGGGCGCAAGGCCCCTGCCCATAGTATAGGGCTGAAGGGGTTTTCTTGCAACATGTTGTACTGCCCGCTACTGTCCGCTTAGTACGCGTTTTTGAAGTAGCGCGGGTAGTAGCAAAGCGATGCCGTGATCGCGGTGCTTGTGCCGCCTGCCGAGATGGCGCGGACGAAGGGCGGCATCTCGTTGGGTGAATGGTTGGCCGTGGTGGTGTAGGCCATGTTGGCTGTGCCGCCTTTCTGCGTCATGGCGTGCCAGTTGGTTCCGTCACTCGACCCTTGCCAAGTGATGGTGGCCCCGCCAAAAGTGCCAAAGGTGTGGCACGTCATGTCGCCAGCGGCAGGCAGTTGGAACCCGGTGCCGGTGTCTGCGCTGGTCAATGCCCAAGTTACGATCACGGCACCGGGTGCGGTGTCGCGGCTGATGGTTGCGTTTACTGAAGCCATGGTGAAGTCCTTTCGTTAGATACCGGAGCCGGTACGGAGTTTGAGGTTTTGCTCGGCAGCGTAGATTTCCTTCTTGCTGCGTTCGCGGATAGCCGTGTCGGCCAGCTTTGCTTTGATCTCTTCCAGGCTGATGTTCTGGCTGTTCGACATCTTCAGCATTTCGATCTCGCGCGACATTTGCAGCTCGGCCATCTTCAGTTGGGCGTCTTGCTGCATCATGGATTGGCGCAATTGAATCTCGGCCATGTCGCCTTCGTTCTGCGCCTTGGCTCTTTCCATGTCGGTCTGCGCGCGGATTTGTGCAGCCTGGACACGCGGGTCGGGTGCCTGCTGTTGCTGCGGGTTGGCCATCTGCTCTTTGATTTTCTCCAGCTCATCCTCTGGCTTGAACACGTCCTTGGGATCAATGTGCTGAGCTTGCAGCGCCTTCTCAAACAGCTTCTGCGTGTCGATGTACACGCCGAAGGTCGGGTTGGCCGCAGCGGCAAGTAGGTTCAGGAACGACTGGTTCTGGATGTCGCGCACCAGCAGCGCGCTGGAGCCGCGTGCGTCTACGCTGAAGTCGCCTTTGATCTCCTCGTCCTCGCTGTACATCATGTTGTAGTCGTAGTAACGACGGATGTGCGGCTTGGTGATCATGTCGTCGAACTGCTTGACCAAACGGCGCAGGACCACGTTGGCGCTGTTCATCAGCATCTGCATGCCGCCCACGGTGTCAGGCGCTGCGCCCTTCTCGCCCTGGGTGATCGCGGGCACGCCGGTCTCCTGGTCGGCCAGCTCCATCGCCATCTTGATGATGTTGGCCAGCTCGGCCTGGTGGCTGTTGAACTCGACAGCCGTGAAGGCTTTGCGCACGTCGTCCACGTCGTCGGTGGCGTACCAGATTTTGCGGGCACTGAGCTGCCACTGCTTGTCGGCTGGCTGGATCGTGCCAGCCTTGACGATGATCTGCGGGCCGCTGGTCACGCCCGAGTTGTCCATCATCTGACGCCATGCCGCATTCAGCACGCGCTGCTGCGCGCGCATGAGGTATGGCACGCCATAACCCCACACGCTGCCTGCCACCTTCTCCCAGACGAAGAAGTCATAAGGCAGGTCGCCGCCTTCCAATGGATTCAGGAACGCCTTCACCACGGTGCTGTTGATCATCACGACGCATGCGCTGATGCTGCGCAGCTCGTCCTTCTCGCCGAGGTTGACCCCGGTGGCTGCCAGGTCTTCATGCTCGACCTCGCCCCAATACGTCCACATCTCGTAGACGTCGCGTGCGATGTCGCGTTGGTCTTCGTCCTTCAGCTCCTGGAAGGTGGCCGACTTCTTCGGCCCTTCCTCCAGCACCTTGCGGAGCTGGGCCTTCATAAAGCCCGGCTGCTTGGCCAGCTCACGCACCTGGCGGGCGGTGAGCTGCTCGCGCTCGTAGATGCCCTTGCCGTTGTGGATGCTGTCGCCGCAACCTGGATCGGGCCAGACGTTGCGCGGGTCAATGCTGAACGACGCCGGTTTGATCTCTTCGACAATCTCCAGGGTGTGAATCTGGTTGCCTTCGACGTCCTTGTACGGCTGCCAGGCTTTGCGTGTGCGGTTGGTGACGATGGGGCCTTTGATCACGCCCGTGCCCAGCACCGCCGAGTTGTGGATCACCTTGCGCACTTCGGCGTTGTAGTCGCACTCGGTGAGCTGATCGTCGATTTCGATCTGCATGGCTTCGGACTTTTTGCGCGCCACGTCCATGGCAGCACGCGCAATATCCTTCATGCGCAGCGGCTCACCGGTGTCGGGGTTCAGCAGCGGCTCGCCTGTTTCCTTGTCACCCGCCATTTGCCCATCCCGCGCCATGGTCATCAGCTCAGGCTTAGGTGTGGGCTGGATACCCCAATTGCGGTCATCGGTGGGCAGAAGGATGTCGGCAAGGCGGGCCTCTGCCGCGTTGGACTTCTGCCGGGTCAGGCCGATGTAGACGGTTGACCGGTGAGGCTTGGCCTGCTGCGTGGTGACGGGGTAGCCCTGCTCCACGCTGGTCATCATCTGGCTGGCGGCCTTGTTGATGTTGTCCTTGGCGTTGTACTGGTCCTCGTCTTCGAGCCACCGCTTGTCCACGCCGTAGCTGTAGCGCGAGCGAATCCACTCATCGCGCTGATGGGCCATGTTGGTGCCGAAGGTTTGCAGCTTCTCCTCCATGCGCTCCTTGGCTGCTTGCTGGTCTTCTTCGACCGGTGTGTCTTGCATCATCGTGGGTTCCTCATCATCTGGTTGCCGATCAGGCCACCGGTCGGTGCTGACTGGCCTGCGACTGGTGGCCGGGCTACACCTTGACCCAAAGCGCCTGTCGGGACCTGGACGCCAGCTTGCGGCACGCCCAGGGGGTGAACTTTAGGGCCGACCGGGACGGGCTGCTCCATGGCGGTTACCGACGTGCCCATCGTCATCTTGCCTGGCTGGGCCATCTTGCCTTGGCCGGTGAGATCGACCGACGGCGTGAAAGGGGTGGTGGCCATGTCAGTATCCTGCGACTTCGTCGAAAACCCCAAAGGCGGGGGCGTTGGGTAGGCGGTTGGTCCGAATGCGGGCTTCGGCCTCCTCCTGTGTTTTGGCCATGCGGCGCATCATCATTGCGTACCTGGTAGCCGACATCAGGTCGTCGGTCAGCTTGACGACCATACCGTCTTTGCGGTGGTACAGGCGGAACTCCTCGAACCAGTCTTCCAGGTGGGCGAACACGCGCAGGCGCATGGTCTGCATGCGTGTCAGCATCTCGGACAGCCCGGCCTCCACGCCGTTGCTGCCGTCCTCGAACGTGGCTTTGTCCTTCAGCAGATTGAGCCCCTGGTCGCGGTACTGCTTGGCCAACTGCTCGCCCGATCCGCCCTTGTCACGTTGCAAGCCGTCATGCGGCCAGGCGATTGGCACCCACTCGCCCCTGGCCCGAATAGCCATGGCGTGACCAGCGATGCCGGGCTCACTCTTGCGGTAGGTGTCGGTGATGTAGATCGTGTCGCTGTCGCGGTCCCATGCCAGCCAGACGGCAGCGGTCGGGTGGTCCACGCCGAAGTCGATGCCGGTGATGCGCGGCCAGTGC